ATCTACATGTGGTTGTGGAAGTAGTGCAGCATTTTAATCTTGACAAATAATGTTAGACCTAGTATAATGGTTTAAAATAATTGGAGTATATTATGGAATTAAATAGAGATGGCGATGGGTTTCTCATCAACACTAGTGACTGGTCAGAAGAAGTCATGTATCAAATGGCAGAATCTGATGGTATGGTAATTACCGAAGAAATCAAAACTTACATAGACAGAGCAAGAGAAATGTACAATGAAACAGGTACAGTTCCTGCTGTTCGTAATTTTGCAAAAGAATTTGGAATGGATAGAAAGGCAAGTAAATTATATGATGTTTTTAAATCAGGCCCAATGAAAAAGATTGCAAAATATGGGGGATTACCAAAACCAACTGGTTGTGTATAAGTGGCTTTTGCAAAAATTAAACATGAATACGATTGGGTTGTTGAAAATAGACCCATAGTAATACCTAATTCTTATGAAGAAGCTTCAGAGAGATATGTACAAGATTTAAAAAATATCATTCTAGACAAATCTCAATACAAAAAAAATAAACCAACACTTATGTTATCTGGTGGTGTTGATTCAATGTTATTAGGTGCTGTTTTAAATAAGTATTTTGATTTTGAAGATTCAATAACCATAGGTTGTGTAAAAGATACTGATGACATAAAAGTATCACAAGACACAGCTGAAAAATTAGGTATTAATAATAAATTAATATATTGTACATGGGAAGAAGTTATAGACAATTTAAATATAATTCAAGGTAAACCTATAAAGACAGTTTTTGATGTAGTTTATTATCTAACTTTTTTCTTATGTTTACAAAAAACAAATGTAAAAGAAACAGATTTAATTCAAGGTGATGGTGCAGATACACTTTTAGGTTCTCATAACACATATCCTTATATGGACAAAGACAGAGTTGCAGACTTATATCAAATAGACAAAATGGAAGCAAAAACAAGATGTAAACAAAGATACTATATGAATGCAACAAATCCAAATAAAGATTTCGAAAAAGGTTCAGGTCATTTATTTGAACTGGTAGCAAAAGATTTAGGTGGAAATGCAGTCATGGGATATAAAGATGCCAGAATTAGATGGGTAAACGATTTACATTTTGATTTTGCTAGACCAGATAAAAAACTATTCCCTAAAAAAGTTATAGAGTATATGGGTTATGATGCATCAAAAGTAAAAAGAACAATTATGCAGAATGGAACAGGTATCTATGATAAGATGAAAGAACATGTATGTCAAATAACAGGAAAGTCACATTTTAATTCTGCAGTAAAAGTATTAGTAACTAAAGGAAATGGAGTTTTACCAATATGAGTGATAAAAACACAGTTCACACCCCAAAAACATTTTCTTTAGAAATAGAGAAGATTGCATTTGATAAAAGATGTACACACTTAGAAGCAATATCTATCTATTGTGAACAAATAGGTATTGAACCTGTATCAGTTGCAAAATTATTAACAAAAAGTTTAAAAGAAAAAATAGAGGCAAATGCCAGAGATTTAAATTATCTTCCTAAGGCAGCAAAGTTACCTATGTAATGCAACCAATAGACGCGTATTTAATGTATTGTGCTATGAAAGCACATTTTGATAAAAGTGATTATGACTTTGTAAAATACAATGGTAAATCTAAAGTATCAAGAGATTCATTCTATAAAAGAAATGATAGAATTTTTTTTGTTAAATTAACGAGAAAGTATAAAAGTAAAGATGACATACAAGATTATTTACTTGCTAATTTTTTAAAACATCCTAATGGTTGGGTTGGTAAATTTGATGAAGATAATTATATACAATGGCAAAGAAAAATACAAAGTTTAAGTTATACATTTAAATCAGAGATTGAACCTATATTAGATTCAAAACTTATTGCAGTATCTGAAAATACACATCCTAAATTGTTAAAAGAATATTTGGGTAAAAGAGTATCACTAGAAAGTATGGTTATACTAGATAGTATATTACAGTTTCATAAAGTATGGAATGTTAAACTTGAAGAAGATTATGCATGGAAAGATGTTTACAAACTTATGGAAAATTATAAAAGTTTTTTAAAATTTGATGAAACAAAATTTAAATTTGTTTTAAAACAATTAATGTTATGATTGAATATGTATTAGTCGCAGTCTTACACTTATATGGTGATAAACTAGGGCCAGAGATGGTAATAGACTTCTATCCTACAGAGCAGAAATGTATAGAAGTGGCAGCCAATGCTCAATACATTGTAGATGAAATAGAATATCAATGGGATGGGTTTATGAAAGAAGAACGAAGTTATGGACATGTGGTGCCACCTATTGTGTCAATAGGTATGTTCTGTAAACCATTAGAGAATGTGTCTGGTGAAGAAGTATGAAATCATTAGTTTATGGAAATGGAGAATCTAGAAAGGATTGGGATATAACCAAGTCTTATAAAGGTTTTACCACATGGGGATGTAATGCAATTTATAGAGATTGTAAAGTTGATAATTTAGTTGCTATTGATTATGAGATACAACAAGAGATATACAAGTCTGGTTATCCAATTAAAAACAAATGTCATTTTGCAGATTGGGCAATACTAGAGGGTTTTGACCCAGAGTTTATAAAAGAAGGTTTTTCACCATTGAATATATTTGAAACACCTAAGAGAAATGACAACAGTGGTTATGGTTGGTATGATAGAAAAAGTTGTGTAGTTCAAGGAAAAGAATATGAAATTGCAAAGAAAAACTATCAACAAATGATTACCCAGTTTCCACATTTAGATAAAGAAGATGTAAAAAGAAAATGTTTTAAAAATGTAGGTCTTTATATTACTTGGGTAGAAGATAAGGATAAAGTAAATAACATAGAATTTCCTAGAAATTGGTGTGCTGGAGCATCTGCATTACATTTAACATGTCAAGAAGGTGCCGATGAAGTGTATATGTTAGGATTTGACCTAAGTGATTATGATGAACCTATTAACAATATTTACAAAGGAACAGATAATTACTTATCATCTGATTCAAAAGGATTTAATACTGATGAGTGGGTAAGTCAATTAATACAAGTGTTTAAAGAATTTCACGAAACTAAATTTTATTGGGTTGTGGATAAAGAGGCTAGTCCTTTAAAGTGTAATAATGTACAAAGTATTTCATATAAAACCCTTGACAAGATTTGCAATACCTGATATAGTTGCAAGATTAACTATTATAAATAGTTATGTATCGCGAGATACAAATATAAACATACGATAAAATATAATAACATACGGAGAAAATAATATGTCATTAGATAGTCTAAAAAGTAGTGGGTCCCTTAATAAGCTGTTAGATGCTGCCAAAGGCGAAACTGCACCTCAAGAGAAAAAATCATATGTAGATGAAAGACTGTGGAAACCAGAGCTAGATAAATCTGGCAACGGATATGCAGTACTTCGTTTTTTACCAGCCGTTCAAGGCGAAGACCTACCATGGGCAAAAGTGTGGAATCATGCTTTCCAAGGCCCAACAGGTCAATGGTACATTGAAAACTCTTTAACAACACTCAATCAGAAAGACCCTGTGTCTGAACATAATACTCAATTATGGAATACAGGTTTAGAATCTGATAAAGAGATTGCTCGTAAACAGAAAAGAAAATTACAATACTTCTCAAACATTTATGTAGTAAGTGATACGAAACACCCAGAGAACGAAGGTAAAGTATTCTTGTTCCGTTATGGAAAGAAAATCTTTGATAAGATAACTGCAGCAATGTCACCAGAGTTTGAAGATGAAAAGGCAATCAACCCATTTGATTTTTGGGAAGGTGCTAACTTTAAACTTAAAATCAGAAAGGTAGATGGTTATTGGAACTATGATAAATCAGAGTTTGAAGACACATCAAAACTTTTTGAGGATGATTCAGAAGCAGATAAAGTTTGGCAATCACAATACTCTCTTGCAGAGTATACTGCACCATCAAACTTTAAATCTTATGATGAGTTAAAGACCAGACTAGATGCAGTGCTTTCTGGTACTGTAAAAGTTGGTAATGTTGCTGATACAATGGATGATGCACCTGTTGCAAAACCTAAAGTTGATACAAAACCTACGACTACAAAAGTGGAAACACCTGTAGTTGAGGAAGATGATACATTAGCATATTTTGAAAAACTAGCTGAGTAATCTATCGAGTGCCCCTTTCTATAGGGGCACTTTTCTTGTATAATTCTATACAATCCTTATAAATACATGTATGGCAAAAAGTAAATATATCCAAAGTGTCTTAGATGCTGCAGGTGGTAGACCCAAATCAACCCAATGGTTTCGTGATAAAATCAAAGAGTTTGGTACACCAACATCTGCTAATCTAATTCGTGATGGTAAAAGAACATCAAAGCCTACTTTTGGTATACTAAATATGTTCGTATATGACCCTAAACTAAAAGAGAAATTACCATATTATGATACATTTCCTTTAGTATTACCCATTGAAGAATATAACAATGGATTTTTAGGAATCAATTTACATTATCTATCTATGCCTATGAGATTAAGATTATTAGATAGATTAGTAGATTATAGTAATAACAATAAATTTGATGAATCTACAAGATTAAGAGTGGATTATAGTAAATTAAAAAGAGTAGATTTAATTAAACCTTGTTTAAAAAGATATTTAGCAGGACAAGTTAAGTCTAAATTTAGAAAAGTAGAAGCAGATGAATTTATGATTGCAACACTATTACCTGTACAAAGATTTAAAAAACAATCTGACAGTCACATATTTGCAAAATCAAGAGGAATGGTATAATGGCATTAGATTTTGGAAGTTTAATAGAAGCAGGTTCTGCCTCAGTATTAAATGAATTACTTGCACCACTTAGAGATGATGATGGTATTGCATTACCTTCAAAATATGAAGTAAGATTTGGAGCACCATCAGGTAGTAGAGGCACAGGTGGCCCAGGCGCATCACAAAATTTATTTTCACAAATATTGTTTGAAGATATAGGTGGTGGTATTACAAGAGATGTTGCATATCAATGTCACACTATAGCATTACCTTCTCGTGCTTTAACAACAGTTGCTGATGAAACAATATACGGCCCTGCTAGAAACTTAGTACAAGGATATACATTTGGTGATGTTAGTGCAACTCTTTATTGTCACAATGACATGAGAGAAAAGAAATTTTTTGAAACATGGCAAAGAATAGCATTTAATCCACAAACATTTGCAATGGGTTATTATGATGATTATGTGGGTAATGTAAAAATCTACACATTAGACCAACAAAACAATAGAAGATATGGTGTTGAGTTAGTTGAGGCTTTCCCCGAAACTCTTGGAGAACAAACTCTTTCTGGCGCAGTTGCTACATCAGCTATGGAAATAACTGTTGGTTTTAAATATAGATATTGGAGAAATCTAACTGATGAATCTGAATTACCTAAACCATTATTAGATAGATTACAAAATGTACTTGGTGACCAAGTCGAAAGACAGTTACTAAATAGAATACCAAAAGTATTAAGAAGATTATAATTAAGGAGTGAAAAATTATGGCTTTACCTAAACTTGAAACACCAGTTTATACTTTAACAATACCTTCAACAGATGAAGAAATAAAGTATAGACCGTTCTTGGTTAAAGAACAAAAAAGAATGATAATTGCACAAGAATCTGAAAATGAAACAGAATTACTTGATGCTATGAAACAGTTAATTCGTGACTGTACATTTGAAAAAATAGACCCAGCAACATGCCCTTTGTTTGACGCAGAGTATGTATTTTTACAAATAAGAAGTAAATCAGTTGGTGAAACTATATCTGTAAATATTACTTGCCCAGATGATGAAAAAACTATAGTATCAAAAGAGATACCTATAAGTGAAATTAAAGTATCTGTTTTTGATGACCATTCGAATGAAGTAAATGTGACTGATGATATTAAAATGACTTTTGATTATCCTTTACTTTCATCTTATGCTACATATAACAATGCATCAACAACAGAAATGGCATTTACAATTATTAATGATTGTTTAAAAACTATATCTTGGGAAGATACAACATATAATAAAGCAGACATAAGTGACAAAGAATTAACAGATTTTATTGATAACTTAAATACTGAGCAATTTCAAAATGTGATGAAATTTTTTGAAACAATGCCAAAAATAAGATATGTTGCTGAAATTGAAAATCCTAATACTAAAGTAAAAAGTGAAGTACCAATAGAGGGCCTAAGAAGTTTTTTAGTATAGGGCTCTCACATGAGAGCCTAACAAATTACTATAAAAGTAATTTTGCACTCATGCAACATCATAAATACTCTTTAACAGAGTTAGAGAATATGATGCCGTGGGAAAGAGAAATTTACATGGGATTGTTATCTAAACATATACAGGAAGAAAACGAAAGAATAGAAAAAGAAAATAGGAAGATGAATAATGGCTGAGGAAGAAAAAAAAGTAGAAACTAAAGATAATGGTTGGTATAATAGTGCAGCATCTAGTTTTGATAGATGGCGTGTATTTCCTAGATTATTAATCACTCTATATGGATTTGCATTTTATAGAACAACAGAATGGTTTATGACATTACCTGACCCAACTAACGCACAATCTGCATTTGTATCAGTAATCGTAGGAGCTGGTGCTGCATGGTTTGGATTATATGTAGGTGCAACGAGTAAAAAATAATGGCTGAAAAGAAAGACCCTTTAGATAAAAGATTTGAAAACATGGTTGAGAAGTTAGCTTCTCTAAACCAGAATGCTGGACTTCAAGTAATTCATGCTGACAAAATTGCAGATTTAACAGCAGAAAGAAATCGTATTGCTGCTAAAGCGTCTGGACTAGATGAAGAAGAAGCTGGAAGAAGAGCAGATATGGATGCTAAAATGTTAGCACTTCAAAAAGAAATACAACGAGATACAGCAATCGCTGGAGAAGATGCACCAAAAGTTATGGCAAATCAAAAGATACTTGATAAGATGAAAGAAAAAGAAGAAAAGAAAAGAGAAAAAATAAATTTTAATATGCAGAAAAAAATAGTTAGTGGATTAACAGATATTGGAGATAATATAGGTGGAAAAGTAGCGGCTGGAGGTTCAATGCTTCTAAAAGGTATTGGTGTTATTGCACTATTTGCTTTTTTAACATCAGATTCATTTAAAGCAATAGTTGGTGGTATCGTAAATTTTGTAACAGATTTTGTTGGTTTATTTACAGGTAGTAAAGATGTATTACCTTTCTTAGGTGACCATTTTGGTAAAGTAATAGCACTTCTTACATTCATTGGTCTTAAACTATTTGCAATAGGAACTCAAACAACAGTTGCACAAGCAACAATGACTGCTTTACAAGCTGCATTTACTTTCTTGTTTGGACCTAAAGGTGTCTTAATGAAAAACATGATACCTAGATTAAAACTAATGGGTGCGGGATTATTAGTACAAGGTAAAGCTATGATGATTAGTTTAGGATTGGCTTTTAAAGGAATGCTTATTGGTCTTGGTGCAATACTTGCTCCAATGTTACCTGTTGTGGCTGTTGTTGCTGCTATTGCTGCAGCTGCTTATGGTGTTGTAAGAATATTTCAAGGATTTCAAGAACACTTTAGTGAGGCAAATGAACAGTTTGGATTCTTTGGTGGAATAATTGCTGGATTTACAGGTGGAATCAAAACAATATTAGGTGATGTAGTAGGTGTTATAGATTCTATTTTAGGTTTCTTTGGTTTCCCAGACTTATTGGACCCAGTACTTAAAGCAATAGAAGAATTTGATGTTATGAATTTTGTTGGTGGTGTCATGGACTTCTTTGCTGATATTGGTAATTTCATAACAGAAGGTTTAGCTAGTATTGGAAGAATATTTAAAGCAATTGGTGCAGGTGCTATGGCTGCATTAACAAGTCCTTTTAGTCCTATAGAATCATTTAATAAAGCTTTTGCTGAAGCTATGAGTGGAGCAGATGTTAAACCAGACTTAGGTAATATTGCTGCAGCTGGTGCTCAAATGTCAGGTGGTGAGAATGACCCTGCAAGATTTATTGCAAGAAAAGAAAATGAAAACATGCAGATGGCAAGAAAAGAAGAAATGATGGGTGATAAGAGAGCAGTTATGATTACTAATAACAATGTTATTAATAAAGGTGGTGATAGTTTTTCAGAAGTTAGGGGTGGTGATGTTAATGTTCATGATAATTCACAAAATCCATATTACAATCCTGCTTAACTAGGATTTAGATGGTCTTCGGTTAGTATCTTAAATTCCATATCATGGTCTAGACAAAATTCAGTTGCAGACTTCCATTTAGCTTTGTTTATACCCCATGTTTTTACTTTGTTATACCAAACACCTGTTCTTCTTTTAGGATTTCTTTCTGGTGGAGTACATTGATTTTTAGGTTTAACTTCAATAATATACTTCTTAATACTACCATTTTTAGTACGAACTTTGATATAGAAATCAGGGAAATATCTATGATAACGACCATCCCATGGTGATACATATGGTATTACCAATTCTTCACTACCCCATTCTATGATAGATTTAGTAGTATCACAATACTTCATCATCTTCAATTCCCATGAAGAACGATACACTATTTCTTTCAAATCACCTTTATATTTTGTAGGATATTTAGGTTTAAACTTTCCTTTATATGTCATAATCGTTATAAATACTTTAAATCAATATAGGACTATTTATACATGGCAATAGATGTATTAAAAAGACAAGGCAAGTCAGCCGTCACAGGTATACTAGGAAAAAATCTAAGAAGGGTTGCTGGTAACATTGGTAGTGTTATTCGTGGTGATGTAGGTATAGGTGATTCATCTGAAACTGCACCAATCAATCGTACTAAACAATCTACAAAGATGTTATCTTTTCCTTTAGATGTAGGTGCAGACCCAGGTATAGGTAATCATGGGCACTACATTATGTTTTTTATTAATGAACAAACAAATGCTAAACTAAAATTTGGTGGTGGATATGCTGGAGAGGCAAATGCACAAGATATGGGTTTAGAAAATATATCAAATGAGGGAAGAAAAAGAAAACTAAAAGGTTTAACTAAAAATTTTGATACAAAAGCACAGAGTTTTTTAGATATGTTTTCCCCAGATAAAATATCAAATCAATTACTAGGTGGACTAACTGATAAAATAGGTGGATTTGGACTTGGTACTAAAGGAAGAATTAAAACAGAAAAGAAACATCAAATTAGGTCACAGAAAGACCAAACAGTAGCATTTGAAAGACCACCAACAAAAAGATTAGATACAGCAATATCTATGTACATGCCACCAACAGTAAAAACTTCTTACAAGTCAGAATATACAGATACCTCTATAGGTGCATTTGCTGGAAAAGCTATAGATGCAATAAACTCACTTAAACAAGGAGCAGATGTGACAGACCCAGCAGTAAAGGAAAAATTAACATCTGCAGTTACAGGTGGTGCTGAGGCAGCAGTAAGAGGAGTTGCAAGAGAACTTGGTGGTGGAATAGTAGAACAGATAGAAATGCAAAAAGGTGAAATTGTTTCAGACAGAATGGAATTAGCATTTAAAGGAATATCAAAAAGAGAATTTACATATGATTTTAAGATGATGCCTAGAAGTAAAGAAGAAGCTGATGAGATTGCAGAAATAATTTATGCATTTAAATTTCATATGTTACCAGAATTAGGTGATGGTGATAAAACAGGTAGAAACTTAAAAGTACCAAGCACATTTGATATACAATACATGTATATAAATCAAGAGAATAATTATTTACATAAAATATCAACTTGTTATTTAGAAAACATGGATATATCTTATGGTGGTTCTAAGTATGTGACATATGATGGTAATGCAGATGGTGCTCCACCTGTTGAAACAAATATAACATTAATGTTTAAAGAGATAGAACTAATTACAAGAGAAAGAGTAGAAGAAGGTTTCTAATATGTATTTTAAACAGTTTCCAACAATACCATATGATTCTAAAGGCACAGGTGAATTTAAAAGTGTAAAAAATTTACTTAGGCGTGTGGGTATCAGAGCAAAAGTAAAAGCTAATACTATGTTATATGATACCTATGATGTTAAGAATGGTGAAACACCAGAATCTATAGCATTTAAACTATATGGTAATGCTGAATTACATTGGGTAATTATGATGATTAATAATATTACAGATAGATATCATGATTGGCCAATGACAGAGGCACAATTTTTACAATTTCTAAAAGACAAGTATTCAAATATTGATGGTGTACATCATTATGAAATATCTCAAACTTCTGGTAATACTAAAAAGAAAATTGATATTGGTACAGACAATACAGATTACCCATCTGCAACTTTAATTACCAATTATGAGTATGAACAAGAGCAACAAGATGTTAAAAGAAAAATAAGATTGTTAGACCCTAGTTACATATCACAATTTACGGAAGAATATAATAACTTAATTAGCGAATCAGTAATATAATGTCAACAAATTATTCGTATGCAGGTCAATTTACATTTGATAAGGTAAAGATATTTTCTTCATCAGGCACTGTTGTGGATATATCAAGACTTATTACAGGTGTAAATTTATATGAGGATTTATATAAAACATGTATAACTGGTGATATTACCATTGTTGATACGAATAATGTAATTATGGAAGCACCTGTTATTGGTCAAGAATTTTTAGGATTTAAATTAACAACACCTGGTTTAGATGAATTTTCTCTAGATTACAGCACTCATGTATTTACAATTACTAAAATAGTTTCAAGAACATCACCAAGACCTGGCACCATGGTTTATACTTTAGCATTTTCTTCACCAGAGGGATTAAGAGATAATAGAGTTAGAGTTTCTAAAAGTTATACAAATACTGTTGATGCTATTATTGAAGATGTATTATCTTCTGCAAAATATATTAATACTAAAAAAACATTATTTTTAGAAGAAAGTAAAGGTATAAAAAAAATAGTAGCTCCATATGTGCATCCATTTAAATTAATTAATCAATTAAAATTAGATGCTATATCAAAAAAACATGATTCACCACATTATATGTTTTATGAAAATACTTTAGGTTTTCATTTCAGAACTTTAGATAGTTTATATGCACAAAAAGCTGCAGCAGAATTTAATGCAACTGATATGGGTGGTAAAATATCACTTGAAGATGAACTTAAAAGAGTATTACGATTTCAAATAGTGGGTAGTAATGATATGTTACTAAATGTTGTGACTGGTATGTTATCATCAAATACAATAACTCATGACATATATAGAAAAGAATATAAGTATAATGATTTTGAATATATTGCTGACTTTGATGAAAACAATAGAATTAATTACGAAGAAAATGGTTATCCAATATACAATGATGTACCACTAGATGAGTTTGATAATACTGTTTCTACATTTACAGATGCAAAGAGATATGTTCATCCAACATCAACAATTATAAATAATAGTGATGCACAACACTATGATACAAGTACTAAATCATATCCGTACACTGCCAACAACATATCAAAGACAATCATGTCTAGAAAATCTAAACTTGCGGAGTTAACACAAGGAATGAGTATAATAGTAGAAGTATTTGGAACAACAACATTAAATGTTGGGTCTATTGTCAATATGACTATACCTGTGACAGGTGCAAAACATAGTGGAGAAGACAACGACATATATTTATCTGGTAGATATCTAGTAAGGTCACTAAGACATATGTTCGATTTTACAGACAAAAGACATACTTGTGCAATGACATTAGTCAGAGATACAATCAATAAAGAATTACCAATAAATGATTTAGCAATAGAACCTAAAGCTGAATCTAGAGGTATAATATCAGAATTTTATTCATAAAGGAGGTAAACTATAGTAAACTATATCATGTATAATTAATTAATCAATTTGGAGTTTTAGAATGACAAACAAATACAAAAACAAAATTAAGAACATGAAATTTTTGAGCCAAACAAGGACAAGGGTGATACCTGAAAAACTTGACATAAATAAGTTAAAAGAAAACTATAGAAAAAAGGAAGCAGATGAAGAGCTACACAGATTTACAAGAGGGACTATATGACCCAAATATATTTAAAGCATTCTTTCTAGCTGGGGGACCAGGTAGTGGTAAATCATATGTAGTACAAAAATCTACAGGTGGAACTGGCCTGAAGATAATTAACTCTGATGATGTCTTTGAAAAATATTTAAAACAAGCAAGACTTGATTTTAAAATGCAGGCTGGACAAAAGTCTGAAAGAGATATAGTAAGAAGTAAAGCAAAAGCAGTAACTGCCAAAAGAAAAGATAACTATCTAGAAGGTCGTTTAGGTTTAATTATTGACGGCACAGGAAAAGACTATGGTAAAATATCAACACAAGCAGCAGGACTAAAACAATTAGGTTATGATGTACACATGATATTTGTAAATACATCATTAGAAGTTGCATTACAAAGAAATCAAGAAAGACCCAGAAGTGTACCAGAAGATATTGTAAAAAAATCATGGAATCAAGTACAATCAAACATAGGTAAGTTTCAATCATTCTTTGGGCCCAAAAACTTCATCATTGTAGATAATGATATGCCAGATAAAGATGGTCGTTTATTTGACCATGTATTTAAAAAAGTACAAGGACTGTTAAGAAAGAAAGTAGACAATTATCTTGCCAAGGCTTGGATGGCAAAAGAGCTTAGACTAAAACAAAGATGATGTTGATACTCACAATATTACTATTCCTAATAGTAGGATTTGTACTAGTCATGCATAACCGCCCAGATTGGTGGTCTTCACTTACTCATTGGTTGCATATCAGAACTTCTATGTTAAGACCAGAAATTAGTATCGTAGAACTAATCATATTAATAGGTGTATTACTCATATTATTCAAATTATACTTCTAAATGAGAATCATTCTCATATAAGTCATTGAAATTGTTCAATATTTATACAAATTAATTTAGAAATATCAATAAAATCAACCACTTAAACACTTGACAATACTTGTTTGACCTGTCATAATAGCATAGTAAGTTAAATAAAGAGAGAGAAAATATTATGGAATTAAGATATCAAGTAAAAGTCGTGACAACAGGTTGGTTTGATGTGGTTGATACTATGTTAGATAAAACTGTAGGTTATTATTCAGAGAAACCCTCTTGGAAAGGTGATACAAACTATGGATATGAAGCTGCGGCTGAGATGGCTGAAGACATGAATGAAGCTGAAATGGAGGTGATGTCATAATGTATACTTTATACTACTATAGAGAAGAAGCATATTGGACATTTATGTTTCCTATGCAGGCATTTGATTTTGCCGAAAAGAATGTAAAGACAAATGGTACAGAGTATGTGGTCATGGATGATGATGGCTACTTTGTGCATAAGAAAGATTTAGAATTAACTAGTGAGGTATCATAATGGACCACCATCAAGAATTATACGAATTGAATCAGCAGAATGAAGAAGCTGAGTATCACCAATGGGAATTAGAACAACAGGAACAAGCAGAACAAGAAGCTGAAGAAAAAGAATGATAGAAGAACTAGAATTTATAGAACACTTAGGTAATATAAAGAAACTAATGATGGCATCACCCTATGGTCGTGCAAATAAAACAGTTTTAAAATATGTTGATATATTGATTGACATACACCAAAAAAGATTTGATGAATATGAAAAAAATATGTTGGAAGAACATACAAGTAATGAAGTAAATAATAAAATAAGAGAGGTTTATAATGAATCCAATGATAAAGTTATTTGACCATAACCATTTAAACAGTTTAGGAATATACATTATAAAAGATGTAGTGTGGTATTCACCATGGTATTATAAAAGTTTACAATGGGGTAATTACATGTTGCCTAATGGAGAGCGTCATGCCTAAAGGAATGCATTTAGTCTTAGGATTATCTTCACTAAATACTAAAAAGAAGAAACCTAAAATTACAAAAAAAAGAATGGAACAGTTGAAAGAAGAGCATAGACTGTACAATAAGAAAATGAAACAGACTAATAATCGTAGAGATATGATGTCATTTGATGATTATGTCAAAAGACAATTTGGTCAGATAAAATATAAACCTAGAAAGAACACAGGTACATATCAACCTACAGGTATGACCATTACCAGAACTACAGATTTACCAAGTCGTACAATAGATGTAAAAGATTTACAACATGCTTGTACTAAACCAAATGATGACTATAAAAGAGAAATCAGTAGTCAATATGTGATAGGACAAGCTTATAACAAATCAGGTCTACAAGTTTTAACAAAAAAAGAAACACAAGACCCAGAAACAGGTAAGAGAAGATAAATGTTTAGTGATATTAAAGTGCCATTCAATAGTGTTATGTTATACAATGTAGCAAAATTGAAAGAGGGAATGACAATATCAGATGTTGAAGAACATCTAGGTACAATGTGCAATATTGTTAAAAATAAATACAAAGGATTTTTGGCAGGACAAGTTTTTGAGTATGCTGGTTTTGTCAGTAAAGAAGGTTCAGTTGGTGATTATGGTGATGAAGGTAATCATATTGCAATTATCACATATTGGACATCTTTTGATGAACATGAAAGAAGTCATGCAGATGAAGATTTTAAAAATGAATTTTGTAAACTATTAGAGTTTTGTGATGACACAAAAGAATTAGGATATAAACTAATGTGGCAAGGAGAGCAAGAATTGGATAACTTATACAAAGAGGTCATAAAATAATGTTAAAAGTTTTACTAATAATATCAGCAATGGGTATAGAACAAGAAATACAATTCTCTGATATGGAATCTTGTTTAGAGGTTCGTGCATCGGTCTTAGAACAGGTAGAAGATGCTCAAGCTTTATGTATTCCTGCTGGTGCTGAAGATTTGAGCATGAAACGAATGGATAGATTTTTTAATAAATTTATGGAAATGATTGAAAGATTAGAAAATAGAGATTTTGACCATGAAATTGAAGAATTACCCGAAAATCATGAATTTAACTAGTTTTCAGCTCAAAACAAGGAGCTCAGACCCCTCTAAAATCAATTTTTAAGGGCCAAGTGATACTATCACTCATGGAAAATATAGACTTCCATATATCTACGATTAGATACTCTATCGTGGATTTTTGTTATATAAGCCACTTTAGCTCAGTTGGTAGAGCAATAGTTTTGTAAACTATAGGTCGTGGGTTCAAATCCCTCAAGTGGCTCATATAAATAAACAATAATATGAAAAATCATAAACTATCATTATTGACTTTTGTCACATCACTAGCAATTGCTGCAGTTGCCGCCTGGTATTCTATTATCGGATTGACTGCAATATTTTCTGCAGCAGTAATTCCAATTATTATCATGGGTATAGTTTTAGAGATTGGTAAACTTGTGGCAGCATCTTGGGTTTATACTTATTGGAAAGATACAGGTATTTTACTAAAAACATATCTAGTTTCTGCTGTTGCAATTTTGATGTTAATCACAAGTATGGGTATCTATGGATTTTTATCGAAGTCACATATTGATGCTGGAATCAATACCACAGAAATATCAGTCAAACTAGAAAGACTAGACAATCGTATAAATGGTGAACAAAGAGTTATTGACAGAGCCGAGAAGACACTTAAACAATTAGATGATAGACTAGAGAAGATGAACGAAGGTTGGTTCATTACAAGAGGTATAAAACAGAGAGAGAAAGAGGCAGAAGAAAGAGAACAGTTAAACAGTATTATCACAAAATCAGAAACCAAGATTGATGATTTACTAGACAAGAAATCAGAGTATCAATTAGAAGTTAAGAATTTCGAAGTAGAAGTGGGACCTATCAAATATATTGCTGCATTGGTATATGAAGATGATGCGAATAAAAACCTTGACAAAACGGTACGCTATGTGATACTATTGCTTATATTTGTATTTGACCCTTTGGCAGTCTTATTGTTGATATCTGCTAACATGTCATACAGAAAAGAATTAGGACTTTATCCACCAGAGGAAAAAGGACTACCAGTAAATGTTGGAAAGACTATAAGAAGTGCTACATCACACAAAGGTGTGAAAAAGGTGACTAAAGAAAGAGATGGTGTTAAGATACATTTTTTTGAAGAAGATGATGGTAAAGGCTAAGGAGGCTTTGTGGAATTAAAAAGAGTAAATGATAATATGATTAAAGGTGAAATTTGGGAACTCATACCAAATACAGATTTTGCATACTATTCAGACCACAATAGATTTTGTCACTCAGACAAAAATGTTTTCCCACATACAGGTGGTGCATACTTATGTACAGAAGAAGAACTGAAAAAGAAAATAAATTATATGGCAAACATAGATAATATACTGAATGAATCGGAAGGTTATACTAATATAGATTATTATACACAATGGAGAAAAACAGATGGCTAAAACAATAGACGCTGATTTACTACAGAAAGAAAGAGATGAGTTAGAAAAAAAACTAATTCAGGCCAAACAAACTGTAGAGGCGGCAAAAAATCAAGTCATGTCAGTTATAGGTGCAATACAAATGACTGATAGATTAATCGCACTATCTAAAGAGGGTAATTACTCAAAGAGTAGAGCAAACTCAGATGAAGTACCAGTAGAACAAGCTGCAGAAGTACAAAAATCACTAGAGGAACATGCCAAAGATATGGTATCGGAAATTGGTGATGATGATTTAGGAAAGATAGACTAATGTATGAATACAGATGTAAAATCAGAAGGGTTGTTGATGGTGATACAGTAGATATAGACATAGACTTAGGATTTGGTGTATG